CAAAAACAAAAATGAAAAAGAAGTTATAGTTTTTGCCCCAGTTGGAGAGAATGAGGTACCTTTAATTAGGCCACCTCTCATTTGGCGAGAGACTGTCACGTCTGATAACGCATCCGAGGCATCATCAGAAGAAAGTTTTGAGTTAGAATACGCCTCACGTCATTCCGACACTTCGGACGATGGAGAAGATGATAGATTGGATCGATGGAGGAATGAACTGGCTTCTATAAATGGTTCCGGGGGCGGTTTGAAGACACCGTCGTTAGGACACCAAGAATTGGAGTCAGTTAGAAGCAGGACGCCCGAAATAGGTGACACGGGTGTTGTTGTCTCGAACATGAAAGGGGTGAGACAATCAGTCCAAGCTTTACCTTCAGCAGTGCGGGCTCAAGTCTACGAACACGTAGCCGACGAAATTTTCAACGTCGAAAAGAAAGAAGAGAAAGATGTCAAGACGGTCAATATCAGTTCTGGCATCAAACAATTGCACGATCCCCTGGTTTTGGACATGGAATATGCGGAGGAAGATTTGGGTACGAAAGCCCCTTTTCTCCCGTTTGAGTTTTTGACGAACTCGAGAACGCAGTCAATGTGCCATGAGTTGTTCGCTCGCCGCTATAGAAAATGGACGGACGTTCAAGCAGGTCTAGCCAACGGCGATGAAATTCCGAGTCCGGACAGCGGTTTATTGCAAATCCTAGAAGCCGCGGAAATGATTTGCGGAAACATTCGAGTCAATTTGTCTCAGACGAAGTATGCGAATGAAATAGCAAGATCCGTAAATTCGGCAGGAGATAAGAACGTGTCGATGTCCGAATTCGAGAGGAGGTTCTACAAAGGCTTGACAATTGTGGAAGTCAAGAAACCTTTGATCGTTTTGGACGGGGTCGCAGGGAGCGCAAAATCGACCGTGGTCAGAGAATTGCTGAAGCGGAGGGCAGGGAAAATGCTAGTCGTCACCCCTTCAGTCAAATTGGCCGCCGAATGGAGGGACAAGGTCGATAGAGAAAAAGTGACGGTGGTTACACAACACAGCCCTTCTTCACCTTTTGGAAAGTCGTTCCTCGTTATTGATGAAGTATTCGCGTTAGAACCGAAAGTCGTCCTGACTTGGTTGATGAAAGCTGGTCAAAACACGCACGTTATACTTCTTGGTGAAAGGAATCAACAATATGAAAGCGCTGACAATTTCAATGTGCAATTAATACGGTTGATGGGGACGCCAATTTTACGTATGATGGTCAGTAACACTATGCCATTAGACGTTGTATATTTCGCGAGAAGACTATTGAATCAAGATCCCCTAGCGGGTTTAATTCAGACCAGATCTACGGTCACAGAGTCAATCGTTCTCGTGCAAAAATCCTGGAAGGCGCCAGAAGGCTGGGCGGAGCTGGAATTCAACACAACCAGTACGCAAAGAGGCATGGACGGCGTTTCAAGGATGGGCATTTCACAAGTTCAGGGCTCTAGAGCCAGGAATGTCGTGTACCACTTGCCGAACAGTGTCGCTTGGTTGCGCAACACTCCAAATCTCTTCTACGTTGCTATATCTAGGCATTCCGAGAGGATGGTGTTGCCTAGAAGTCAAGATGGAGAAGAAATGATGCTGTTCCCGGCGGTGAAAAGACTAGTGATCGTGGACGGCGTTAAGAAACATACGAATCCGTTTCACATGGATGAGTTCGATGTCGTTAGAAGCAATGAATATTCCGACATGTTATCGCACAATGTCAGTTTTAAACATACGATTAGTAGCAACACGGCCAATAGTCCACCGTACGAATATTGGACTGAAAAAGATCAGATTGAGGACATAACGATGATGGAGGTGCAGGACTTCATTTTCTCTCAGACGGCGCTACCAGCCGCAATGAAAGAGGAGTTGCCCCAACATATTCCAAAAGTTCCAGGACTGGACAAATTCGCGATGTTCCCAAAGAAAGTTATCAAAGATACGTCAAGAACGTTATTGTTGAACGCAGACAAGATGGCAGTTCATCAGATTTCATCAAATTCTTATGACGATCAGAGAAACATATGTGAGAGACAGTTCACCAAGGAACTCAAATCACCTATCACGGACATTCAGAATAAAGAAGCGATCATGCTTTTTCGAAGATTTGTTGATTCGTATTTTTCGGAAGAAATGATAATGCGTGCTAGATTGCCGAGAACTTCTGATTGGTTAGAAACAAGAAGTTCTCAGTTCTTAAGCATGTTAAAACAGCCTCAATTGTTTGGGGAATTGGGGCGTTCATTGACACACAAAGCATTTCTTAAGACACAGGACAAAGTCAAGTCTGCGCCGAATTTCATAGCAGAGTTGAATTACGGTCAGACAGTTATTGCTAGTGACCCAGCGTACAATGCGTTTATGGGACCCTTTGCCAACAAAATAGAAAGGGAATTCAGAGCGTGTTTGAGAAATGACTTTGTAGCAGACGTTGGTTTTTCAGATGCTCATCTGGCCCGTTTGATGCGAAGTACAGGAATGTTCGCGCTTTTCAGTGATGAACCTTATCAAGCAGACGTGAAACGGCAGGACTCCAGTCATTCGGGAGTGTCAACAGCCGTGTTTTGTTTGTTGCTGGAATTCTTGGGTTTAGATAAAGAAACATGCGATTTGTACGCCCTTAAGAGATCAGAATATAAGGTTAGGTCAATGCAATACGGCCTTTATTCTGGTAGACTTACGTACACATTGCCATCTGGCGATCCTTTTACATTGTTTTGCAATATAGTTCAAAGCATGACTACGATGGTTGAAAGGTATGAGATGGCTAAAGTCGCAGGGATAGTAAAGGGGGATGACATTTTGCTGTCCAAGAAACCAGAAAGACGCGTCGGGCGTCCAGTAGAGGATGTTCGTTTAACACAACTTGAAGAGTTGATGAACGACGTCCCATATCACGCTAGTAGATTCTTAACACCTTCAGGAGATTTGGTTTATGATCCTGTGAGGTTTGTTCTGAAAATTTTAGCAAAATCGGAAGGCACTGCATCCAACGAGGAACTCGAGGTCGCAATGAAAGATAGATTGATGCCGCTTCATGGTTCAAATTTCTCTTGGCTGCTTGAAGCTGTCCCAAAACAATATCCGGGAATGTCGACCCAGGACGTTTTGACCATATTGAGGATCGCCATATCTTTGAAGAGTGGTGGTCTTTATTGGAAATTAAGGGCTAGAGATCCTAGTTTTCAGAAAAAGGTCTTATTTTCGGCCGAGACGGATTGTGCTACTCAGTTAGCTTTGAATCTCGGAATTGATCATACGGTTGCCGGATTGTTTGACGCCAAATCACAAAGAGAGATAGCCCGCTTGTTTAGAGAGAGTGTGGGCAATCGTTTCAATGTGTATGAAGCTGACAGCATTCCGCACGCAGCCAGAATTTTCGGTGGAATCGTTGTTACTAAGAATCATGTCATGTTGTTGGGTTGAATTACTGTTCGTGTCTTTAATTGTTACGTTTCAATCGTTTCAAATTCGTTTCAAATCATGTCCAAGTTAATTCCTATCAAGTTTCAAATGAAAGAG